GTTTAGATGAGGCGATTTCTTGTGTTGTTGCTGTTACTAGTCCGGGGTCGTTTTGTGCGTGGAAGAGGAATGTTTTGTTGGATTCTTCTGCGCAGAATCCGCTGAAGTAATCTCCAGAGATTCGCATTGCGACAGTTTTTGCTAGTGTGTTTGCTGAGCGGCGTGGGATGTCGAATACAATGTGTGGTTCTTCTTGTTCAACGGCTGTCTTAATTTGTTTGTACAAGTCGTTGTAGAAGGTTGGTCCCCATACACTTGCGAATTCGAGCATGGATGTAATCGTGGGAATGTCGTATGTCTGTCCTGATTTTGTCCATTGTAGTGTTTGGTAAATGGTTTCTTTTTTCATTGCACCACACCATAGTCCTTCGACAAGGACAGGGTGGGCTCCGAGGTATGTGATTTGATCGAATGTCTTTTTGTAGTCTTCAAGTTCTGCACCTTTGATGGATGAAGTGTACTGTTGATCTAGGTATGTTGTAAAAAGTTCTCCCATTTTCTTGGGGGTCCAGTCGATTTGTTCGGATACTGCGATGATGTGGTCGTCTCCTAGAGCGTGCATGCGCACGTGCTCTTCGAAGATTAGATGGGGATATTCGTTTGCAAAGATGAATCTTACGTATCCTTCGTTGGTTAGTGAGTTACCAAGGGAAGTGAAGAAGCAGCCAGATGTCATGTTGGATTTCGGTTTGAAGCGGAATTGTGCAACTTGAAGCGGTTTCTTTGTTTCGTGGTCTGTTGTAAATTGATGTTGTTTTGGTGTAACTCCGAAATCTCTTGCGAGATTCCCGATTACGCGGTATGATCCTGCTCTAAATTGTTCAAGGAGTCGGTAGTCCCATTCTTTGACGTCGCCGTCAACGAATCGGGTGTTTTTGCCGGATACTTCTGTGAGGTTGTCGTAGAGTTGTGTCATTTGGTGTGAGTACTGGTTGATGCCAATTGTTGCTACTGCTTGGGGGCTGTTTTGGAAAGCGATGAGGAGAGGTCCGTATAGCATGCGGAATGCTACTACGCAGATCATGTCGTTAGCGTAGATCATGCGGGTTCGCACGTCTTCAATCTTTGATGGTGATACAAGTTCGTCTTTCAGATAGCCGAGAAAGACGTGATCGATTGTGTCGGGGTCGCCGTTGTAGTTGGTCATTTCAGTGATTTTGTCTTCTACCATTATTTTGAAGTCTGGATGGTAGTGGAATTCGCCTTGTTCGTCGAACCAAACGAATTCTTGTTTGCCTTTTTCTACTGTAGTCTTGTAAAGAGGGTATCCTGCACTAGTTTTAGTGCGGACACTTGAGAGTAGTCCGGGGATGCCTTTGCAGGCTTCCTCGAATGTAAGCA